ATGTAGCACGCCACCCAAATCTGGAATGGTAGGAGTTGTTCTCCATATAGCTTTAGCAAAATAGGGATATTTTGCACGAGAAAAAATGGTCTAAAAAGCAGGCGAAACTAAAACTAAATTTTGACGGAAAGAGCGCGCACCGCTCGACTTAATTTAAAATTATGCTGACCGAAAGTTCTGCATAAAATAACATTAACTCTGCCGCGCGTGCTCTTTTTATACATTTTCACAACCTTAGAAAACAGAAAAAAAATGCAAGATTTACTAAAAATAGCTGCCTTACAGCTCGCTATAAGAACACCTGCGGAATTACGCGCAAAATTCGCGGGTTTCTGCTTCCACTTTAAATGTTTGGTTATCAAATGTAATACAGGCAAGTGCCTTGCAGTATTAGAAAACAGGGATGAAGAATGGTTAAACCCCCTAAAAGATTTCTTCAAGGCGCGCTATCACGTCGAGCACCTCTACATCGCCGCAGTAAGATTTTCGGAGCAGGATGGTATGCACGAGGGTGGAGAAATTGCTCGCTTTTTGGGGTTCATCGAAACCACGCTTGGCGATTCCGATAATGGACATCGCACAGATTTTAAATTCTCCTTTTCTTTTCTATGTCATACGAAACCTTATTAAAAAACATGGCACTGGCAGACACTTCGGTGGCTGCTATGTGCTTGGAGGGCGAAGCAGGAGTGGGCAAAACCCACTTCGCGAACGCCTTCGCGAAATACTGGAATGCCGAAATACTCTTTGCGCAGTGCCACACCGCAACGAGCGATAGGACGCTGCTGTATGATTTCGACCCGAGAGTCCTTGTGGACGCGGTGTCAAGTCGCGGCACTTCATCAGGCTTGGATGCCGTGCGCGAGGGTTACCTTGTGCAGGCTTTGCGCAAAAGCCAAACAGGGCGCGTCGTCTTGGTTTTGGATGAATTTGACAAAGCAGGCGTCGAGTGCGATACGCTGCTATTGGATTACTTGCAGTCATGTCGTATATTCGACCCGATGTTGGGAGACGTTTTTGGCGTGCGCGAAAATTTGGTCGTCATAATTACGTCAAACGGCAGACGTGAATTTGACGACGCTCTTGGGCGCCGCTGGGTAAAGCGCGTTATGCCCTTCCCGACCGAAACGCAAATGCTCGAAATTATTAAAAAAATGCTTGGCGACGCTCAAATCGCAAGCGAAACAATTAAGTTTGGCGTGCATATCATGTACTGGTATCGCAGCCAGAAGCCCCGAAAAAGTCTCGTGCAAAACGAAATTGTAAGAATCCTGTTGATGGGCAGCACGATGTCGCAAGCCGACTTCGCCGACGTGCTCCCAACACTATTCAGTCCGTACCAGGCGGACCATAAAATCCTTGAAACTAAAGGGCTAAAATACATCGCTGGAAAATTGCACAGCAATGAATCTTGATTTACAGCGCATCGGCTTCGCCCTCGATGCGCTTAGAAACATGCGCGAAAACCCAAGCGAGCTCAACGACAGATACGTTAAAGATTCGCTTGGGAATACGTCCAACGCGGACTTGCCGAAGCCTGTTGCAAACATTTGCAACAAGCTCATCGCGCTTGTGATGTTCGAGCAAGCCAACCCAGAGGGCGACAGGACAATAAAAAAAGGGTACATTTTTTACAGGTTCGAGGGAAAAGCCTACGAGCTAAACTGTAGCGCGCTCGAATACGCGTACAAAAAAAATAGGCGGCTATTCCAGTCCGCCGCAACCTACATCGCAAAAAAGCTCCAAGTCGCAAGTAAGGATTTGGGGCTTGGAAAGTTGGTAGCAAAGCGCATCAAAAAGCTTGAATCAGAATTGCAGGCAGGTGCGATGAAAGCAGCAAGCGAAAGCGGCAAAGGCGACCGCCCAAGTGCCGATTTTGGCGTAAGAATCGATTCATACTACCAAAAAGCTCTCGAAGTTTTCGAGAGTTTGTCCGTAGTTTTCAGAAAAAAAATTAGCGTACAGGAGGAAAACTACGCAAAATTTCTTCCAAATATTTGGGTTAATCCCACTAACCCAATACCGATGTCGCGCGCAAAAGCGTACATCGACCGCGTCGTTAAACCGCTGATTGTCGTGGACGCTGACCCAAATTACAAACATGGCGACATTTGCAGTAGCGTGTTTGCTGCTGCTTGCGAAAACGGCTATGAAACGTTTTTGAGCACCAAGCTCAACACCGACATGGAGCGCATCGAAGCAGCCTTAGCAGCTGGGCAAAAAGTTTTGATGGTCGGGAGTGGATGCACGTTTGAGGGTAAAGAAACGCTCGCATACCCAAATTTATTTTGGGCAACTGTTTTTAAGAAAAATAGCGACTGCGGATGCAGTACGCTAAAAGTTGGCGGTGTAGACTGCGATAGAATTATTAGATTTTAACCAAAAAAAACTACAATTATGGAAAACACGGAAAAAATTACATTAGAATGGGCTGAGTTGCTCACGTTTTTGGGCTTGCCTAAAGCTACTTATGGCATAGAAACTGCTTTGGCGATGAAGCAACTAGATTTAAGCTACAACCAGATTTCTGTATTGCCAGAGTCTATAGGATTGCTGGTAAACTTGGAATACTTAGATTGCTCTTGGAACAAGCTCACTGCATTACCAGATAGCATTTGCTTACTGGTAAACTTAGTGGAATTGGATTGTAGCTGCAACAAGCTGACAGCATTGCCAGAAAGCCTCGGCAACCTTACTAACTTAGTGTACTTAGATTGCGGCGACAACCGTCTTTCCGTAAATCCTAAAGGGTTTAGTAAAAAGGTTTGTGTATATACAAGAGGCAATCACTTCTAATATCCTGACCTAAGCACGTCCATAAAAGGCTCATTCATTTCATCGCAAAACAAAAAACACCATGATAAAAAGGTAATAAAAAATAATGCGCACAGCGCGTCGGTTTTGGCAGCGCAACAGTGTGTTACATAGTCAATTTTTACACAGCTGGACATTGCAGCAGCTACCAAAATCTCGCACACAGGCGCAGTGCGAAGAGGAAATGCCGCCGCCGAACGAGCCAGTCGATGATTTTCAAAACAGCGCAATATGATTGTCTTGATAATTATTATTGCAGCAATGGTTTTGGGCACTTTGCTGCGCCCGAAGCATTTTATTATTCAAAAAAATAAATACAAATACAAATGAAACTCTACCCAAGACACGAAAGAATACTGAAGGCAGTCGGCGAATCGCGCAAGACTACAGTCGAAATATTCGACAGTATAATGCCACCGTTGAAACTCAAAAATATAGAGAAATACATTTTTGAGCTATATGAAAATGGCCTCATTTTTGAAGAGGACGGGAAATACTACAGCAAGGAAAAATCGGTGAACGGTGAAAGTGATGAAGTTTTCACCGTTGAAAAATATCAAAATTTCGAGGTTATTACTATAAACTTTGAGACAAGCCAAAACATTCAATTGCTCAAAAATTGTTTTGAGTTTTTCGGCTATATAGTCTTAAAGTTTTCTATTAAGCAGCTCGTCATTCAGGCCCCAGAAGCCTTACATATATTGCAAATTTATGAAGATATAGATGCAATACTATACGCGCACGGCTCTCGATTCATCGCAAGCACTCCAGAGCGCAAAGTCGAGCAAATATCCCAAAAAGCGCCAAAACATTTGTCTGTCTTAGACCCCAAAAAAGACATCCAAATTGGGGTTAAATTTGAGTACAGAGCACAAGAGCTAACAATTTGCGTAGTATCTCAAAAAAGACGCGTCTTGAATGACAATATATTTATTGCGCCAGGCGCCAGAGTTGAATTTCAGGCCATCGGTGAAGGCGGTGAAATTATTAGTTTCACCGTTGACACGACACGCAAAAATTCGAGTATAAACTTTCTAGTTTTAAAAAATTCAGTCGAGCCAAAAAGGTTGAACTGGGCACTGGTGAAAAATAAAATACAACAGCAAGAATCACTTTAAGAACTAAAAACAGAAGCACAATGACACCAGAGAAACTAGAAATGCGCAAACAGATTATTGCCTTAATCGAAACAGGAGAGCAGTCTAATCTGGAACTTGCACAACAACTATCTAAAGGACAAAGACTTAGTTTCGAGGTTTTGCTAAAAGAAGTATGGGGCGAACTATTGAAGTTGTTATATTATAATATAAGTATTGAATCTGTAGTATGGTTGACTAACTTAAAAGTTTTAAATTTAAGTTTAAAAAACCTAGTTGCATTACCAGAGTCGATAGGCTTACTTACTAACTTAGAGAGATTAGATTGCTACTATAACGATATTAAAGTATTACCAGAGTCTATAGGATTGCTGGTAAACTTGGAATACTTAGATTGCCACAAAAACCAGCTCACATCATTGCCAGAGTCGATTGGGCAACTTGCCAACTTGGAATTGTTGTATTGCGACCGCAATCGACTTACGGTATTACCAGAGTCGATAGGACAGCTTGTAAACTTGGTAGAGTTGAATTGTAGCTTCAACCATCTTACGGCATTGCCAGAGTCCATTGGCGAGATTGCAAACTTAGATTACTTGTATTACTACAATAATAATATTACTGTATTGCCTACTGGCTTACGTAAAGAGATTATTATAGATACTCCTTTTTAGCATCCCGACCTGAGCAAGTCCGTAAAAGGCTCATTCATTTCATCACAAAAAAAACAACCACATGACAACCTCAAAGAAAATCGCAGCGTTTGAGCTGTTGATAGAAAGAATGAAGGAATCTCCATGCAGCGGCATGTGCAGAGCACTAATCTCGCTTCAATTTTATAATAAAATTAGCGATTTCGCCAGATTATATATTTTAGGCATCATAAAAGCAGAACTTGTGCAGCAAAACAGCATTTCGCACACGCTAAGCGTTTATCTTTTCAAACCTTACGAAATGCCGCCGCGCATTGAGTGGTGTGAAGCCAAAATTAAACAACTAAAATAATGGAGAAAATAATAAATCATTTACAGTCTGTAGGGTATATGCGCCCTGCCGACATTGCTAATATTCTTTGCATAAACGAGAGAACTGATTTGATAAATGCGGTATCTTTTTTATACGCAATTACGACAGTAAATTCATCTATTCCAATCATCGCGCCTCCAGCAAATGGCGAAAAAGAAAAAAACTATGGCAAACAAAGAATGGGTTAAAGATGGGTACAAGTACAGATGTGGGATATATACAATTGTGCAATGTTGTTTACTGCGTTCTAGTTCAGCTTTTAAATTTAGCTTGCATTTTAATAATAAGTTCGGCCATCGGGTTATTGTTACAACAAAAACAGGGCTCGAAAAAGATTTAAAAGAGCTACAACAGTATGCTGATTCAATTTCACACTTGCAAGAGTAGTTTTTCTTAGCTATATTGCAGTGTAAAAATTGAAGTAGGACTCAATAATTTTACTTAAAAGAAACAAAAAACATAGCTCTGCTATGCTAAAGCGAGTCCTACCGCCGAAGCATTGTGGAGCTTTATTATTTTATAAATATGAAATTTACACTAACAATAAACCAAAAAGCAATTATTGATTTGAACCTAAAAAATGGGCTAAATCTTGATATAATAGATGCGCATCTATTGGAATTTTGCTGTGCCTGGTTCTCAAATTCTAAGGCAACAAAAGTTGCATGCGACGGCATTGCGTACACTTGGATTTCACACAAATTAATATCAGATAATTTGCCGCTTTTAGGCATAAAAAAAGATACAATTTACAGGCGAATGAAAGTATTAACAGAAAACGGATTCTTTTTATACCATCCGAATAGCAAAATAATAGGTATGACACTATACTGCCAAACCGCATTATTGGATAGTATAAATTTTGAAACCGTGCAAGAAATTAGCAATAATTCGCACCTAAAAAGCATCGGATTAGAATCCGAACCATCGGATTTGAATCCGTACCCCATCGGATCTAGATCCGTACCCCCATCGGATCTAGATCCGAACTATTATACTAATAAGATTAATAGTAATATAATTAATAAAGAACAAGAGCTTTGTGCAGAGCAAAGCTCAGCGACCGCACCAAAAAATGAAATTTTTATTTTAGAAGAAGAAAAACAAAAAATAAAGAAAGAAAAAAGTTGCGCAAAAAAAGAAGAGCAGGATGCAGACACCGCAAAAAACTTTTTTGAAGTGTGTGAAATATTAGCATTGTTCACAAAGCTAAACGGCATTAGTTTTAAGATTCCTAAAACAAGAAAATTATTTGAAAGATACGACCATGCTAAAATTATCCAAAAAACCATCGAAAAGGGCTATAATTTGCAACAATGCTTAGATGTTTTAATTTTTAAACACAAAGAATGGGGTAATGATGCCAGAATGATGCGCTACGTATGCCCACAAACGATTTTCTCACCAAAGTTTGACCTTTATATAACCCAACTAGAGATAGTCCAAAATAACCCCCTTTATGTCGATAGTAGTAAAAACAACCCAACAGGCTCTACAAGATTCGAGCGAATGTTTAGAGATTTTGCACAAGGTGAAGAGCCTAGTGCACCTTTCTAAAATAAAAGTAATTTTAGAGGGCATGATTTTGCCGTTTCGTAAAATGTCAGAAATTGAAAATAAAAAATTGTTAAGTGGTGAAATAATCTATTGCATGGCAAATTATCTTGGCATCTCAGAGTCTAAAAACGACAGAGAAGTTATTAGAGAATGTATTCGATTTGTAAACGAAAAGTTTTCTTTTTTGGGTAGCGGAGAGATAAGACAAGCATTTTCTATGTGCTCAGCTGGCGAATTTAAAGACTTGCATTTGCGCGCATATTTTGGCATCATGACAGTCGATTTGCTGGGCCAAGTTTTAAGAGCTTACAAAGATTTTAGGAAAATAGAAGTCGCTAAAATAGAAGTCGCTAAAGAGGAGCGTTTGCAGGAAAGTAAAGCTCTCGAAGCAGAAATTAGAAATAAAAACGCAAGGGCAGAAATTTGTATAAAAATAAAGCAAGCAATTTCAGGAGACATTGTTTTTAGCGCATGGGAATCAATCCCAGTGCACTGGGGAGAGCTGGCAATACAAGAAAACATTATACAGCCAAGCGCGGAGTGTAAAAAAGAAATTTGGCAAAAAAGCTTAGAGCTTGCAAAGCAAAGCAAGCTAACAGAACAAGCATTTGCGCGCGATGCAGGAAAATTTATACTAGCAAGAAATATACAAATGTTCTTGGAAACAGTGGAAGTCGGAGAATTTAATGCAAATAAAGACTTTAAGAGTATAGCGAAAAGTATTTATTCTAAACTTATTTTGTTCCAATTCTTTAAAAAATAAAATAAATTTTAAAAATAACTTGCAACTATGTTTTTTCTAAGTTAAATTTGTGTGTGTTAAAGTCAAAACCTGTCTTGGGTTTTTAAGGTTGTTTTCAAAGTCAGGGGGCTTGCGTTAAAGTCCAGCCCCCTTTTTTAAAGCAAAAAAATGGAAACATGTTTTATAGGGATTGACCCATCCTTTAGAAAAAATGGGTTTGCAATTTGCGTTATCGATGAAGATTTAACAGCAAATTTTATAAAGTTTATAGATGTACATGGCTTTGTTTGCTGGCTAATTGACGCACCTCATAACGCTTTTTATTGTATAGAAAACAGTAACCTGCAAAATGAAACATTTGACATGTCTGGCAGTAAATCCATTATCGCAAAGAAGAGCCGCGATGTTGGAAAAAACATGGCAATTAGTCAAATTACAGTCGACATTTGTATGCAAAAAGCAGGCAAAGAAAATGTCTTAGAGTTGTCACCTTTACAAAAGGGCAAAAAGATAACAGACAATTCTATATTCTTAAACATTGCGCACCAAGAGCGCATTAAATTATTAAATTATAAAGGGCTAAAAGGAGAGCAAGACGAAAGAGATGCTTTTTTACTAGCAATCAAAGCAATAAAATGGAAGAAAATAAAAAATATGCGGATTGTTTAGAGGCCGCAATGCTCATAAATCCCAAGTACACAACCACTTGCGTATTGTCTTCGATGAATTACAATGTAAGGGCTGGGCATATTGAGGAGTTTTTCCCACAACTTGCAATTGTAGAAGATGGGCAAATAGTGCAATTGCTAGGGGAGTCAAAAAAAGCTTTTTTCTTAATAAAAGAGATAGAAGCTTTTGTGAAATTAAAGTCAAAAAGAAAGGGCTTTAATGTAAGAGAAGTTGAAGCTATCCTTGAAAATGGCAAGATTTTAACTTTTGGCTCTTGCTCAGAAGCAGCAATCTTTTTTAACATACATTACAGTACTTTCGTAAAAGCTGCGCGCACTGGAAAGAAAATAAAAGGAACGCGCTTTTCGCATAAAGATTAAATTTATGATTATTTTTATTATATTATTAATCCTGTCTTTAGTCTTAGACTTTTTTAATAAATCTAAACATGAAATTGATTTAGAAATTAAAAAAAAAGAGCAAATTATTGCACAGAAACTACCAGAAGAGGAAAGGGCTTTCGAGACATTAATTAAAGAATACGACCAAGAAACCGAAACAGTAACTTGGGGTGTTAAAAACAAAGCATAAAAGATTACTCACATCACATCAAAACAATGAAACAATGAAACAAGAATTTAAAAATGAGAATGCAAAAGGCATATCTAAAGCAAGAACGAGCATCTATAATGCGCTGTTTTATATATCTACAATAACTACTGCAATTTGTATTGCTGCTGTTTTTGTTGCCATGGTCTACCCAAAAGCAACGATAGAAAATGCGCCATATCTTTGCGTTATTTCATTTTTATGCGCCTTGGTTATTGCGCACATTATAGATTTTAAAATAAACATCAGGCTTGGGAAAATGGTAATTCCAGAAGTGATTGCCTGGTCCACAGGCCGATTCAATATGTCGATATTACGTAAAACAGGCGCCGTATTATTAGCTTGCGTTTGGCTTTTTGGAGTGGCTGCATCTTTTGTAACATCGTGGGGCGGTTCAGCTTTAGCGGCTGGCATGGCATCCTCTTTTAATGCGCCGATGCTAAATGTTGTAGCAAGTGCAGAGAGAAAAGAAGTCAATAAAGCTTTACAGCCACATAGAGACGAAATAACAAAAATAGAAGGCTCTATTTTGGCCAATACATCTGCTAATACATCAGCAGAAATAAAAAGACTTGTAAAGCAAAAAAATGAATGGGCCATGGTGGAGGCAAACAAGATAGCTGCTTTTTGGGCTCAAAAAGGTGCAAAAGAATTGCAGGCCGCAAAGAATGCGCTATCAAAAACAGAGGCACGAGAGAATTTGAGAGCTGATAAGATAATTGCAGATGCAGAGAATACATCTGTAAAAGTGACAAGCCAAAACGAAAATAGAACCAGCATAATCTGGAAATTTTTAACAATAATTGGCACGTTGCCTTTAATTTTTGGCGTGCTGCTTGTGGTTTCCGAGTGTGCTGATTTGGTGCAAATTCAACTGCCAAAAGAAGTAAAGCAGCATCCAAATGGCGTCGGAAATGGCAATGTTGTTGGCCAAAGAAGTGGAGAAAATGAGCGTAACGAAAAGAGAGACGCGCTATATACAAACCCCTAATAGCTGTTCCTATGGCCTTCGCAAGGGACAGCTTTGGAGAGAAAGCAGGAGTTGAAAGCTTTGAGGAAATACTATTAAAAGAGTCTGTATCTATATATCAAACAAAAGTTGGCGAAAGGATAGAAGAAAAAGACTCAGCAAAATGGTATAGAAAGCAAATAAACACAAGGCTTTCAAAAATTAAAAATAATGAAGGTAGAAGAGCTACACACATAAAAGAAATGAAGCGTCTTTTATCAGGGCTAAATATTATTAGCAAAAAAGATGCTGAAGAGATGAGCGATAAAATTGCAAAAGAAACTTAATTTATTTAATTTCATGGCCGAATGTTTATCGCATTCGGCTTTTTTAAAATAAATATGAAACTAAAAATAAAGCCAAAATTTTATGGCAATGAAGCTGGCCATTGTGTAGTTTATGCAATAGCAAATCTATTACACACGAGCGATAATGCAGCAAATGCACTGGAGTTGTTTCCATCAAAAAAGTGCGGTTACGCTGTTTCTGAAATGTGCGAAATTGTAAATTCTATAACTGAAGATAAAGACACAGTTCCGATTCTTTTATGCTACCACCCAAGTAGATTCATAAATGAAGATGATTTTAGTCAACTTTATCCATTTCAATCAATAAAAGATGAAGAAATTATTTTACTAATAAACAAGAGTCTTTATTGTCTGCTTATTTTTAACATAATGAGCAAGAGTGTTAAGCACACAATTGCATGTTATTATGAAGTAAATACAGGTGTGTTGATATTAATGGATTCGGCAGGCAGTGGAAATGTTTGGGCAATGAGTCAATGCGACTTTTTCAACTCTTTTAATTGTTATGGCGTTTCTATGATTATGTCATCGGTTAAAGACTCTTGGTATCCTATATTTGTTGAAAAAAAAGACTTAGATATATGGCAGAAATAATAAATTACCCATTAAAAGAGACTGAATACATTAAAAAACAAACAGCCAAAAAAGCTATTGTTTTGCACTTTACAGCAGGATGGCCAAGTCCATACCAAACAATTGATATCTGGAATGCTGACGGCCAGCGCAAAGGAACTTCGTTTGTAATTGGAGGCGTAGAAGCGAATGGCGGGGGCGCGTGGGATGGTAAAATATTACAGGCATTCGATAGTGAATTTTACGATTACCACCTCTTCAAGTGGTTTAGCGGTTCTGAAATTATCGAACAATCTACAATTGGAATAGAGCTATGTAATTGGGGGCCATTGACGTTTCGGAATGGCAACTTTTACACCTACGCAAATACAATTTTGCCAAAATCGCAAGTAGTTGAACTTGATGTCCCATTTAAAGGGTATAAATTTTGGCATAAATTTAGCGACAAACAGATTGATTCACTTGAATATCTATTATTGTTTTTACTTAAAAAGCATGCAATACAGCCAAGTGGATTGCCGAAGCTTTTGCGATTAGAAAACGGATTGCAATTGCAAAGGATGCTTAATTTGCAGCTATTAAGAAAATCTATGCCGCTTTTAATTGAGGATGGTATTGTAGGTAAAAAAACAAGAGATGCTTTAAATTCATTTCCACATGCAGCCTTTGAACTTGACCCAAATTACAAAAACATAAAAAACATCGACAGCGGAATTTATTCGCATTGCACGTTCGATGGCGACAGAAAGCTCGATGTTCACCCAGCTCCAAACCTTATAAAAATGCTAAAAGATATATGATATATGAATCAATGATGATTAAGACATCAAAGTTAGTTTGCAATAATGGCCAAATTGAAGGCGTTAGCAAGAACCCAAGAATAATAAAGGACGTTGCTTATTTGACACTTAAAGAGTCGATCCAAAACGACAATTCTCATTTATTTACAAACGAGTTAAAGGTATTTGAATTGAACGGAAAGTTTGTCGTAATATCTGGCAATATGCGATTGAGGGTATGCAAAGAGCTAAATATAAAAGAAGTGCCGTGCAAAATAATTCCATCAAATTGGACTGTTGCTCAGATACAAAAAGAGGCAATCGTTTCAAATGTCGCTGCTGGGGAATGGGACACAGAAGCTCTTGCAAATGAATGGTTTGATTTGCCACTTGCGGAATGGGGGCTTACTGCTGCTGCGGAATGGGATACAGAATTAGAGACTGAATTACAGGCAAAAGAAGACGACTATGAAGAGCCAGAAAATATAAAAGTTGATGTATTTTTAGGTGACTTAATAGAGATTGGAGAGCATCGGTTGTTGTGTGGAGATTCAACTTGTTCAGATACGGTTGCAAGGTTAATGAATGGGGAGAAAGCGGATATGGTTTTTACAGACCCGCCTTATGGGATTGATTGGAACACTGATTACATAAGATTTAAGGGAGGATTGGCGCCAAGTAATAAATATCCTAAAATCAAAAACGATGAAAAAGACTTTGACCCATCATTTTTTTTAGCTATTTGCAACAAATGCTTTTTCTTTGGCGCAAATTGCTTTTCAGATAAATTACCAAAAGGGAACTGGATTGTTTGGGATAAAAGATTTGAGAATAATGAAGCTTTTTTAGCTGATGCGGAAGTTGCTTGGTATAATGGAAGTGGTGCAGTCTATATAATAAAAGAAACACATCAAGGTTTTGTAAGTAGTGATAAAAAAAGATTTCACCCTACGCAAAAACCAGTGAAATTATTGGAACAAATATTTGAAAAAATAAAAGCACCTTTATTTTTATTCGACCCCTATTCAGGCTCAGGCTCAACAATGGTAGCAGCCCACCAGCTAAAGCGCAAGTGCTACGGCATAGAATTAGACCCGAAATACTGCCAAGTTGTTATCGATAGAATGGTGAAACTTGACCCTTTATTGAGTGTAAAAATAAATGGAGTTCCGTATAGTTCCACTAATTAAAAACGTGTCAAAACGTGTCAAAAACGCAATATGGCAAAATTAAGCGACAAAGAGTTTTGGGATGGGCTAAGGGCTTCTGGGGGTATTTTTGCGAGAGCGGTTCGTTATTTCAAAGAAAATAATTCAATTGAGATAACCAGACAATGTGTTCGTGATAGAGCGCATAAAAATGAAAAATTACTCAAAGACATAGAAGAGGAGTGCATTGATGCAGCAGAAGAGGTGTTAATGACGTTTATTAGAGAAAAAGCAAAAGGTGAGGCTAAGCTACGATTAGATGCGGTTAAATTCTATTTAAAAACAAAGGGCAAAGATAGGGGTTATGCACCAGCCGCATCTGATAAAGTTGATGAAATAGAGGTTACCATAAGAGAAATAGAATGAAAAAAAGAGTAGATATAGAGCTATTTAAAGCTCACTTTGGGCAATTAAAGATACTAAACGAAAAGCGCAGGTTTAACTGTATTGTTTGCGCCAGGCGGTTTGGGAAAACTGAACTAATATCTAATATAAAAAATTCACTCATCACTGGTGCGGTTTTTAATGGTGAATACATAGCTGTATTTGCGCCAGTTTTTAAAGACATTTCTCAAACTTGGAGAGTTATTTTAGATAAATACAAAGAGTTAATAAAAGAAAAAGATAACTCTAAGCATATTATATATTTTCACGGCGGCGGTGTGTTGTATTTTTGGTCTTTAACAAACGAGGGGCACAAAAACGATGGTCGTGGATACAGGTTTCACAGAGTCATTTATGAAGAAACACAAAAGATTCCAGATTCAGTTTTTGAACACCACTTTAAGACTGTATCTCGGCCAGCTCTTTCGGATTTCAAGGGCGACGGCTTTTTTATTGGCACAGCAAATGGTAAAACGAATCATTTTTATAAGCTCATTCAGCGCGGTGTCGTGAATGGGAAGTGCGAAATTAACCACTTCGGAGAGTACGATATAGATGTAATTGATGATGAAATTGGCGACAATCAAGACTGGATGACATTTAGAATGATAACAACTGATAACCCAAAAATTGACCCTTTGGAAGTTATAGCAGCAGCTCGCGACTTAGATGAGCAAAGTTATCATCAGGAATATTTTTCTGTTTTCGTAAACTTTGAGGGTCAATCTTGGGCTTATGTATTTAGGGACAGGCAATTGCAGAGCAAAGTTTTTAAAAAAGCAATGCCAATGAATTGGGAGGAGAGGATATTCTTAGCGTTTGATTTTAACAAAGTGCCCATGACTGCCATTTTTATGCAAAAGCACTATTTGAGCCAAAAGCAAACAATTGAGACTAATTTCAAATACGCTCCGCACCTAAAAAAAGAATTTAAGGTTGGGATAAAGGGCAATAGTGCGACTATTTACGACACCTGCAAAGCGATTCGGGTTTGGGTTTATGAGCAAACAGGCAAGAAAATAGGCATCTGGTACAACGAAAAGGATGAGGTGATAGGTAAATACCAATGCGCTTTCGCGTTTCGCGTCACTGGCGACGCATCAGGGAATGCGACTTCTGGTATGGTAAAAGACCCAACTAATTATTACAAAATAATAAAAGATGAATTACAGTTGCCAGATTCCGCATTCGACATCCCAAAATCAAACCCATGGCACGCCGATTGCCATCTACAATTAAATACAATTTATAGTAGATGTCCAGAAATTGCAGTTGATTTAGATAACTGCAAAGAGCTAATAAAAGACTTGCTTAGAATAAAAGATGACGGAAAGCATGGCATCGCGAAGTCGGCTGGCGAAGCACACCAGGCAGATTTGTTAGATTGTAACAGGTATTTGTTCAATACCTTTTGCCAAGATATTAGGAAATAAAAAAAAGGCTCATCAGATTCGACGAGCCTTTTTTTTATGATTTTAGTTGTGCGATTTTAGCTTTACACCACGCTATGCGCGGCGGAATGTCGCGTGGACAAAATAGGTAGAATGTAAAGCTTTCATCTAACCAATACTTGCTTCCGTTCTTAGCTCGCAAATCATTGTCTATGATTTTATCGACAAGCTGAAAGCCCTCTTCTGTTACAATTTCACACGAAAGCAGCCATGCAAGCGGCACGCACATGCCGAATACAAATTTCTTCCCTCTATTGTTTTCCTTTAGCTCAATTGCGAGCTTTTCTAATGTGTCAATTACGACACTTTTTTGTGATGTTGTCAGCTCAGTAATTTCCATTGTTGTATTTTTTTAGAGTAGCCGCTACTCTGATGGGTGAATGCTATTAAAAAAGATTGCCCTCGAAATCGAATACTCTTAGACTTGCCGAACCCTCAATCCACGCTGGTAGCTCGGCAAGCAAGTTGTTTTTACAATGCAATATCCTCAACTTTGTCAGCTGCGCCAAACTTTCTGGCAAGGCTTTAAGCCGATTCTTGCTACAATAGAGATATTGTAGCTTATTAAGCTTACCCAAGCTTTCTGGTAGCTCGGTCAGTAGGTTATTGTTACAGCAAATCTCGCGTAACTCTACGAGCTCTCCAACCCACGCTGGTAACTCTGTGAGTCCGCAGCTGTCCAAGGAAAGGACTACCAAGTTGGTTAGTCGCATTATTGCCTCTGGCATCTCGGTCAGCTTGCCATAGACGTAGAGCGACCGCAAGTTCCTCAGCCTTTCCAATCCCTTCGGTAGCGCATTGCCGAGCACAGTGAAGCTTAAGCAACTAACTTGCATTAGATATGCAAGTTCTTTAACGCTTATAGGGCACTCGCACGCCAACAGCAGCTCCCCCCAAGCATCGCGAAACAGCTTCTGGAACGGCAAGCCTTGCCCAGTGCAGAGTAGCTGGGCAAGTTCAATGTTAGCTTTTTCACCAGTTTCGATGAGCGCGACTATTTTTTGTCGCATCTCGACTTGCTCTGGTGTCATGCTTGGAGTTGCTCTATTTTTTGTTGGCACCATGCGATGTGAGAAAAGTCATCGAACGGCTCAAACATATAATGCTCCCACGCAGACCCTTCTGGCAGGGCGGCGTTTTTGGCTTTAATTTCTGCTTCTATTTGCTCTTCTAAAAAAAAGAACTCCACCAAGTGGAGTTCTCCACGGTCTACCATGTTTTCTATGGGAACACGTAGCGTCCATACGGGGTTTTTTTCAATATAAGCAACGATTTTTTGGAACGCTGCGACTTTCTGGTCGTTAGTCAATACTATCATTTTTATAGTTTTTAAAGCGCAAACGAGAATCGGTCGAATTCGTTTGCGCGGTTATGAATTTATTTTACAAATAATAGCTATTGCCTTTTAGTGTAATGCACTGAAGGTCAGCAGGGACCGCTTCACAATCGTAAGCAACGCAATCATCAAATACGCAATTTTTGAAAACGCAATTTTTAAAATTACAACCGTCAAAGTTTGTTCTTGTAAAACTACAATTTTCAAAGGTTACAGTTCCTAAAAAACAGTCGTCGAAGGTTGCGCTTTCAAAATTACAACCTTTGAGGGCTGTGCATTCAAAAATAGAAGTATAAAATCTCGTGCCAATGAAAATGGAATTTTTGAGTTTTGTAACCGAAGTAAGGAATGTAAGTTGTTTTGCAGTTAACTTGTTGCTGAATTGGCTTGTCATGGTTGTATAGTTTTTTTGAAATTTATAATACTTTCTCTATTTGTTGTTACAAAGGTACGCAACATATTTGAAACCTGCAAACATTTAGCAAAGTATTTTTAAAATACTTTCAAAATAAGTTGTTTTATGCTACACGCTAATAGTTTGCTTAAAAAAACAACACACTAATTTGCGTAAAAAGTTAAAACAAATAGTACTTGTAAAAAACGCTTATTTAAAGTATATTTGTAAAAATATAAAACTATGTTTACTAAGTTATTCGCTTATTTTTCGCGCACAAATACAGAAAAGCTCGCTAAGAGAAATCATAATCGATATACAAAATGGCTCGCAGCGCATGCACCAATTTACGCAACTGGGCAGATAGATTTAAAGCGAGTGTTTACAACCGACTCTGGTGTAAACTTCTACCTGCCGTCCGACATGCTCACGCTCACAATGGAGCGCAAAGCAAAGATAGAAGAAGCGCAGGCGGCGTTCGATTATGGCATGTCTGCCCCAGAAATGCTTACAACTTTGCGCGCTATACTTACAGCAGTAGAAGAGCTGCCATTTGACTTTAGTAATAAAGACAAAGTTAAAAAGTTTGTCGCTTTATCTTCATCTTCTTTAAGAGATGCAATATACAGAATAGAGTTTATTAAAACAGAAAAGGTAATTCTTGAAATTGCGCTTTTAATTTTCCACATTGAAGGTGAAGACCCCTACAAATTAAACGAACTTACACAAAAAAGAAAAAGAGACATAGCAATTACAGACGACGCGCTGCGAGGTTTTTTTTTGACAACTATAATCGTATTGTTGAAAGAATCACAAAAGACAGATTAAGACGATTTAAAAAAACAGCAAAAGGGCATAGCGTAAAAAAAGAATCTTTCTACCAGCGTAGAATTGAGCAAATAAGGGAGTCTCAAAGAAGCAATGACTATATAGTTGCAAAAGGAGATGCAGAAACGATGTCTAGGTTGAAGTTTTGGAGACAAATAGAATACTACACAATTTTTGAACAAATATTGTTAGAAAACGAAAGGCTCGAAGCTCAAAAACAAAAACAAAGTACAAAGAAAATAAAGAAATAATGGCAGAGATAATACAGGACATTTACAGTCTTAAATTCGATAGCGCACAATTCCAAACACAATTGCAAAGCGCAATAGATAAAGTCGAAGAATTGCAAAGTGCAATGGAAGATGCATCAAACTCTGGAGAGCAACTGGAGGGTGCGCAGGAAAGTCTTGCCAGCGCGCTTGGAGACTTAGATACTGTGCTAAAAAAGGACGTTAAAAGTGTGGATGATTTGAATTCAAAACAGCGCGTTTTGTCTCAAACTCAAAAAGTGTTATCTAAAGACAGTAAAGCACTCGCATCTGTTACTAAAGAAACTGTAAAAACACAAGACAATCTTGCTGTTGCGACCGCTAGTGCTACCAAAAATAGCAAAAGTCTTGGGGGCTCTGTGCTGGATGGCGCAAAGAAATTAAACAGCTTAAAAAGGGCCGCTGGATTGGTGTCTGGAGCGTTCAGATTGCTTGGCTCTTTTAATCCAATTGGACTTGCAATAACTGGGCTCACATTAGGAATTGCGCTACTTGGACAATTCTTTACTGCAACAGATAAAGCAAAAACAGGGCTCGAAAAATTGAACGACCCAAGCCTTTCCTTAAACGAAAGACAGTTGATTTTAGAACAAGAGCTTGAGAGTCTTAATAACTTAGAGTCAAGGCGCGGTGCACTAACAGAAGAGGAAAAAAAACAAAGAGACGACCTTACCGCAAAATACAAAGAAACGTCTGATGAAATATTAAGAATAGAACAGGAGCGAATTGAAAGAATTACAGGCTTTTTAAGAGATGCTGAAAAGATAAGGATAAAGCTACTTGGCGACACGGCAGAAGCAGCAAGAGCAACCGCGAGGCTCGAAACGAGCGAACTTAGAGACGAGACAGGCAAAAGAAGTGACGCGCTTATAAAAGAAATAAACGAGCTTGCGACGCAAAGACAAAAGCTGCTCGATGAAGGACAGGTTGACCTTGCAAGAGATTTGCAGATACGAATCAATTCGATAGAAAAAGAGATAGAGGCAAGTAATAAAATTGCTGATGCGAAGTTAGCGCAAATACAACTGGAACAGCAATTAAAGTTAGTAGAAAAAGCAAGGGCAATTGAGGCCGAGAAGCGAAAATTAAAAGAACAAGAAGTTAGAGATTTAGTAGATAAAGATAGAGAGGCGGCGGAAAATGACGCTTTGTTTTACGCGCGCATAGCACAAGAGCAAGCAGATTTTGAAAAGAAAACAGCAGACGAGCTAGCAGCTTACAAAAAAACAGTAAACATCCAAAGTGTTGCTGACGAGGTAAAAGCAGCAAACGACGCAGGGCAACAAGTTAGCGAAATATCACAAAGGATTACCGAAAGGCAATTACAGGAAGATATTTTAGCATTAGAGATTAGTAGAAATAAAGAATTGCTTATTGTAAGACAAACGATTGCGGATAAAGAAGATGCAGCTAAAAAGATAGAAGAAATAGATAAAGAGTTTTCAAGAAAAAGAGTTAAGCTCGAAGCACTTGCAACTGTAGAAATTGCGCGAAATAGAATAAAGGTTCTTGAAGATGCTATTGCCAAGTCTGCAAGCCTTGGATTAGATACGACCACAGCGCAAAAAGAAATAGCAGACTTGAAGTTAAGAATACAGGAGCTCGAAAACGCTGCATTAGTAGAAATTGACGTTGATACAGATAATGCAAAGGGTAAAATCGAAGGGCTTGGTAAAGAAATTCTGGATGGTTTTAGCAATGTCGGGAATGCTGTATTTGATTTACTTTCCCAGCAAGCAGCTTTTTTAACAGAAAAAATAGACGCAGCAGTACAGAAGAGCAAAAGCGCATTGGATAGCATTCGCAATAATTCAGAAGATTTTAATGCAGACCAATTAGCACTCGAAAAAGAGAGGTTATTGCAGCTCGAAAACGCAAGAAGAAGGTCTGCGCTAAGAGAAGTTTTAATTGCGCAAATACAGGTTGCTGCAAACTCTGCTATTGCAATATCTAAAGCAGCTGCGGAAGGCGGAGTTGCTGCGCCATTCACGATTGCGACTACAATAGTTGCACTAATCGCGGGCTTTGCTGCTGCTGCAAATGCAGCATCTGGAGCTTTTTTTACAGGCACGGAATACTTAGAAAGAGGCAACGCTCCAAAGGGCCGCGACACTATTCACGTTCGCGCGCATGAGGGTGAGCGCATTATTCCAACTGCGAATAATTTGAACTATTGGGATGCTTATTCTGCAATGCAAAATGAAGTAATCCCAGCAAATGTGGCCAATTTATTTGCAAAAGGCTACGCTTCTGGGGGCCTTAAAAACGCAATTAAAAGCGTTAGTTCATTCAGCAAAATAAAGTCAAATCAAGATGTAAACATGGCCACAATACTTGGTACAAATGCGCTATTCTTTGTAAATAAAGAGCAAAACTTTACAGGCCTGCAAAATGATATTGAAGAGCTAAAAGAAGAGGTTAAGCGACTGCCTGAAAGAATGCCAGTTGCTACATTTAATGTAAACAGTCACGGGCTTTATATGAGTACAAAAAGGTATACAAATAAAGATGAAATAAGAAAAAACAGAGCTAAATAATATGAAAATAATTGAAAAGTATAAATTGAACTTAATTGCAACTGCTTGTATTTGCATCTATTTGATTGTCCAATTTAACAGCAAGCAATCGTTATCGGTAAAGGATTTTATTAAGTTTCAAAAACAGACAACGTTATTGATAAATGCAAAGGAAAAGCAATTTCAAGATAGCTTAAAGATTGCAATTAAAGAAGTTGATAGAAAGTTAAAAGACGCTCAAATCATCATTGATGATGCGATGTTAAAACAAGTTAAAAACAGCACAATTCTTTCCATTGAATTACAAAAACTAAAAAACATAAGGTATGAAAAAGTTAATTATAGCGATAGTACTACTAATTCTTTGCTCAAGCGTTTACGCGCAGAAAATTGAAGCAATAGACAGTTCTTTTTTAATAGACAGAGCTTTTGCTGAACAAATGGCAGCTAAATTTGATAGCTTAAAAACGATAAAGCTTATGCTTTCACAGTCGCAAACAACATTAAAAACATATACAGAGCTTTATAATAGTTCGTTGGAGCTACAAAAAGCACTTACTTTAAAATCTGATTTAAGTGAACTAAAATACAGTCAAATATTCTTTACAATAGAGAGTAAAGAAAGACAAATAAATGTACTAGAATCAAACGCTATTGTACTCTCGAAAGAGCTGAGGAAGTCCGAAAGGGTATGGAGAAGAAAAAAGACATTAACTGGCATTGGGTGTCTTTTTGGCGGCATAGCTTTAGGATTTATTGTTAGCTCTTTATCTCGATAATATGCAAAATATTAAAATACTTCTTGATGGAATAGCGCAAGATTTAGACGATATAAATGGCACAAACGGAGCGTCGTTTACATTCAGGTCTAAAAACGAAAATGGCGAAAGCGCGTTTTCTTTTTCGCCAGAACTTACATTTACTGGTACAGCTTATGAGTACGTAAAAGCTAATATATTACTAGCTCCAATTCCTACTTTAGCTCAAATAATTGTAACAATTTTAGATGATTGTTGCAACGATTTAAGTGGCGTGCCAATTGTTATTTTTGACGGCAAAATCGACGGCTCTGATGTTGAGTGGTGTGAATTCCCTTGCCAAGAATGCACAGTTTCTATTATAAGTAATTCAGAAGACGCAAAAGCAATTCAATGCCTTAAAAATACAATTATTTGGGCTAGAAAAGCGAGGTTCGATGGCTCTATTGGCCCTAATGGCAATCCTATGATTACAGATGGATTTGATGAAGGTAGGCGCGCAAATTCAACAGCCTACTGTAACGAAGTTAGGCCAAGTTACCTCCACGAGTTGATGATGATAGTCGGCTTTGTGTTTTTAGTAGGCCTATTGCCTGCGCTTTTAGTTGTCGCAACAATAGGGTTCTTAATTCAGCAAATTGGGTTAATTTTAGGGCTTGGTTTTCCGCCAATTCAAGGTAATTTTTACGACCAAGTAATCGGTGTAGTATCTACATATCAGCAGCTTGTAACTGGATGTGGCTACACTCATAAAACGCCATTCATTAGTTCATATTTGCAAAATGGATGCGCTATTTGTGGGCTTTCTTTGCAGAGTTCAATTTTTGGTGTCGGGGGCGTTTATGAAAACACAATGAGACTAGACGCGCAGTTTGCGCCTGGCGAGCTGGTAGACCCACTCGGGTCTTTCTTTAAAAACGCCCCTAATCTTAATTTTGTGCAATTCATGGATGAATTTTCGCAATTTAATATAGAATGGAGAGTTTCTAATTCTGTACTAATTATAGAAAGAAGAGACTTTGATTTCGGTGGGCAATGGTTTGATGTTGCGGATATTGAAAAAGACGATTTAATTAGTCTTTGTTTTTCTATATCAGACTTAAAGCCTGCAGCCTATGCTGAATACGATTACCAAAAAGACGGCGTTGATAACACTGGAGACGAGGTTCGCCCAGGCTGGCAAGAGCCTGTTTTTGATTGGAATGTTCCGCCAAATCCTGCACAGTCTGGATTGTTTTCTAATAATATATATTTTGGTGCAGCTCAATTTAGAAACGATGGCAATAGGTTGAAAATAAGCTCTTTGGACAAGCAAATATATGCAGTAATTTATCCTGTTTTAAATCAAACTGAGGACGTTTTATTATTAGAAAAAGGAATCTGTAATTTTCCAAAATTGTTAATTTGGGATGGAATTAGCGACCAAGACTCTGCAAGAATATTGCGATACCCTTCCGCTCAACTACAAAATACATTTGATTACAATATAGATTTTTGGGTAAAAGAAAACTACCAAGATGGCAACGGAATAGCAAGAGACACACTTTATCAACGCTTTTTTTACATAGACAATCCAAGGGTATCGGGCATAAAAACGCGCAATTATACATTGCAAATTGTAGCAAATTGCGAACTATTAAGAACGTTATCTGTAGACAAAACAATTCAGTTGCCGCTAATGGGGGTGTCCGTTTCTGCAACAATTGATGAAATACAATTCAATTCAAATACGTATCAATTCATAATAACTGGGAAAGTTTAATTATTATAAATTTATTTTTAAAAGCTTAAAATAAATACGATGCCTTATCTTTTTTCTGCTTTCCAAATGCGAAATATACAAAAGAACGGAGCGGATATGCTCACTACTACTACTATAATTTTGCCGCCTGCGAGCCCCGAAACAACTATAGAAAATACAGCAATAGGCAATAGAATAGTTGTCTCTTTTATTATCGTCGCTTCTGGATTTGATGACTTTACAAACAAGCAAGTCATTGTGAATTTTTCACCATTTCAGGGCACTGGAATAGCTGCAATTGGGCTTGGCTACGAGAGTGATGGATACGTAAATGGAGTACTTTCGGATGCAGTTTTTGTGGGGAGTTCATCGCCTTTTTCGTTTCCATTAACTCAATTAAACCTAAAAGCAAGATTCCAAAAAACAAGCTCAACGACATGTTATTGCGAGATTGAATTTTACATGACAATGGATGTTGCTGCATACGTGAACGCTAATAATTATTCAAACTTAGAGAGGTTTTTAAAGTCTTCAATTTCAGGTAGCTTTGGTGTAAATAATGGCCCTTCGGTTTATAATAGCCTTAAAGAGCTTGGAATAAAAGCACTTGTTTTTGATTTATCAACTTCCTTTTCTTCAAATGTTGTAAATGCGACAGGTTCTACAACGCAACGAATTAAATGGAAAAGCAGGTTTTATAATTCTTATTTTCTTGGCGCAACTACTAATATTAGATACATGTCTAATATTCAAATAACAAGCCCAAGTCAAATTGCTTCGGGCGTTACATTCCTGACAAAAGCAACCGCAGCGGCTCCGCAACCGCTCGGGCAAAGTATAGATAGCGCATTCAATGTGCTCTTTAATCAATTGTCTGTAAGTGAAAAAAATACAGTCGCTATAAATTTAGAGGGCAGGGCATTGCCATTAGTTACGCCAAATCCCACAACAACAGATATAAGAGTTTTGCTAATTCGAGTATCAAATTTAACAAATACAGTTGACTTTGAGACTGATTTACTCTTGAATGATGCTGTAATTCCTGCGCTAAACGTAACTTCAACACAATTAGACGGTGCTCTTTGGAATCCCAGCGCGTGGGTTGATGTTGCATCGGAAACAACGGATTTGACGTTCACGATTGACGGAAGTTTACTTTCAATTGGGCATTCATATAGAATAATAGTAAATATGTATGACAATGTAAACGACACTGTAACATCGCATATTTCACCAGAAATTATCGCAAATTTCGTTCCGCCAATAACGCCAACAATGACTGGAGAAATTGGCACTTACAATAAAGTTTATTTAGGGAATGAGGTTTCTGCTGTTGCTCCACATAGCAGATTTAAAAGCAGATTAACAATCAGCAAAACGTCTTTTAATTCTCAAATAATTGCGCTTGGAATTGGCGGTAATTTTGACGATGCTTTCCAAATAGCGCGCTGTTCTTTGCCTTTAATTTCTGGCGTAACGCCTCAAATTAGATTCTATCAAAAAAACACACTTGCGCTTCCTGCAAACAATCAGATAATTACAGATGGAATGGTAATTGTTTCAAATACAGCTACGGAACTTGTTTTAGATGCTTTTTTTAGAGTTGTTGAGGAATTGGCAGGTGTCGTATTTCAAGTAAATTGGGTGATAACTTTTAGGATTAGGACTTATGTTATTGGGCAAAATCTCGACTATCAAATATTGTTCAACCAAGAGATTAAGCCAAGATTGTTTGAAAATAACGAGCTTTTGCCTAAGCTTTTATCTGCAAAGTTTTACGACAACGATGCTTATCCTTTAAATAAATTCGAGGTTTTTGATTTATGTGGCAGGGATTTTATTATTTGCGAAATCGAAAAAGATGCAGCATTTATCGGTTCTATAAACTTCGCAGCTTGCATTTACCCAGCAACGGCAACAGGAGACGCAGCACTTTTGAGCATAGAAGAGGAAGAAAGTTGGATACCAGCTATTCAAATATTACCTCAATCTTTTTCGCCGAAACTAGATAATGTAGATATAAATTTTGGTGCTGACGATTTCGCAGCATTTAGAATAAATTTACAAAACATTCCGCAATTAACGCAGTTTTGGATTACTGGAATCGCTTACGAGCAACTGCCTAGCTATTGCCCAATTGGACTTGTTCAAGACATTGAGATTTATACAATCAGACCTTCGGCAGTTCCTTTTTGGGCACTTTCGGCATCTGCATCTAATTTCGTTAATGAGATATTAGCGCACCCAGACTACGTTTCTGGGGTAACAATAATTACACATAGAGTCGTAGATGTGAATGGAATTTTAGTGACTACTCAGATTAATTCGACAACGGTAATCGCGAATGATACACTGATTACAATACTTATGCCTCCGCAACCAGTTGTTTATTATCAACTTATAGTTGGTGCAATTTTTGACGCTGGCAGTGGTGCGCACAGTATTGTTTTTGAATTAAATGTAGACATCCCATTAATGGCAGTAAATGCGCCTTTAGTTAGCTACGATACAAACTCTTACAGCTGCGCTGACTTGGGATAATAAATAATTTTAAATGTTTTTTTATGTATATATTTGTACTATGATTCAGATACTTTATCAAGTTCCGCAATTTCCAGAAAATGCAAAGACGTATTCTTATCGTGCACCTATGCCGATAAGAAGGGCATGCCCAACGGTCGGGCCGCCTTTCGCACTTTCGGAATCCGAGACATGGAATTGTAATCTTTGCGGTGCAGACCAAGAGTTTTTTATTCCTTATCTTAGAGGCGATATAATACCTTTTCAAACAAATTTTGCGGATAACTACAATGCTAATCCTGCTGTATTAAATGCAGGAATTAAAAGTTTGACCGCTGCTGATTGGTATGTTATTATAGAACTTCAAGATGGCACAGGTACGACGGTATCTGATTTAGCAAATGTTTTTTGTAGCGCATATTATGTGGGTTACGACCAAATGTTTGGCTCGATTCAAACTTGGTTTGTCAACACAGGCCTATTCCCTATTTCGTTAAAATGCTGGAGATTAAAGATTACTTATTTGAAGATAAATCAACTTACAACCTTAGTAGAAATAGAGAGGGTGTTATTTACTGAGTACTATAAAGAGTTGATTTGCAGTGATTCAGTTTCCATTACATCGAGCTACAGCGCATTTGATTGCTACAGCAATAATTACAATGTAATAGAAAACTCATTGGGAGTTGGAACAAACGAAACTTACTATAATTTCCTTCGATTAGAGGGCGAAGTCGAATTTATAGCAAGGAATGAAGAGGTTTTAATTCAGACCGATAGAAATAAAGTTATTCGCAAAAGACTAACAAAAGTATATCGAATCTCTACGTCTCTAATCGCTCCATTTTACGCAAAAATGTTAGACCGCGCATTTGCTGGCAAAGATGTTTTTGTTGATAATTTAAAGTACATGAACTTCACTTTTGATAAAAGCAATGAAGCTTCAAGAATGTGGGCTGTAACGCCTCAATTTGAAGAGGAATGCAATGTCGACAATCGAGGTTGTGGGTTATGAAAATTGATTACCGACGGGCGGTATTATATAAAATATTTTATCAAAAATGAAAGACTTAATTAAGCTTTTTGTAATGCAATTAGCATTTGCATTTAGAGTCGAAATGGGCGCCTGTTCTTCCTGCGATGAAGACGATTGGGCGTACCCTGTTTATCTCGATGGATGCGACGACGCACTAACTCAATCTGGCATTGCTGGATGGTTTGCGCTACGCTGCGACAAGTCATTTACTGACATTACAGACGAGTTAGAGTGGGATGTAAAAATTGCCGCTGGCGAGCTTTTTGGCAGGTTCGATGGAGACTTTATTCGAGGTGCGCTGCCCGCTCCAGACAGGACAAATTTAGAAGTTGGCGCGTGCGGAAACTCGCTCACAATTCGCAAAGATTACACCGCCACTTTGTTTGACGCTGGCTACGATGCAGGGTTTACGAAGTATGATTTGTACGACTATGTCGACAGAAAGAGCAAACAATGGAAGTGGGGATTTATCTTGTGCGATGGCACAACTTATGGCCCCTTTTCAAACGGCCAAGTTGAACCAGATGAAATTATTGGCGAAACAAATAACGTACAAAGAGAGTTTCAAATTATAATCTCTTGGAAGGCTGGATTGGGCGTTCCGAAGCCTGTATTGTTGCCTTTTTTAATTGGAAAACAATTACATTAAAAACATGACACCAGAACAGTTTCTTTTATTCTTGCAATCGTTCGGCAATGATGTTATATCGTTGCCTAAGCATCCATTTCTAAAAGAATGGGCAAAGGTTGTAAACGATATACATCCTCATTATTTTGGCACAATTCCAAAGGCATTAGAGCTCACTTTCCCCAACGAAAATGAGGAGGTTTGGACGTATAGAAAGAATACATACCAAGCAAAGACGAAATCTTTAGTTGTGGATGCGGTTGATAAGCTTTCGAGAATGCTATCAACTTCAAAGTATTCAATCAATTACGAATCCGAAAGGATGAAGAATTACGTGCAAGAAATAAAAGAAATTGATTCTGAGTTAATCCCTCAATTCTTTTTAAAAAAGTTTATATCAAAGCGCGTTTTGGACCCAAATGCGGTGCTTTTGGTTTCAGTAAAAGGTCAAGGATTAAACGACGCAACTACAGAGGTTGATTTTGATTTTAATTTTATAGCATCAAAAGAGATTGAATTTTACGATAATGAATTAAATATTATTATCTACAAAGAGCCATCAGAAAATAAATACATTCCGCAATCAAATGAGCGGTTTTTGGTCGTTACGGATAATTTTTATGGGCGCATATATGTAGAGAATCAAAAAAGAATATTTGAGGTTATTTATGCGCACAATTTAGGCTTTATGCCGCTTGTCGTGTTGGGTGGAAGGCCAATTACAAAGGGAATAAATGGCCATGAATTTAATTACTTTGAGTCTGATATTTCCGATGCTGTTGCATTTATGAACGATGCCGCAACATCTGACAATCAACATAAAACTGTTGTAAATAGCGTATGTTTCCCAATTACAGTTTACAATGAAGGCATAGAGTGCACGTCTTGTTTTGGTGCAGGCCACGTTCAATCTCCTACACCGCACGAGCCCGACAGACTGGTAAGTTGCGGAACTTGCAATGGAGGCGGAAGGCAGTACACGTCGCCTTTGCAGGGAATTTATATATCGAAACCAGCGGGTGGAATTTCAGACCAAACAATCTCAAATAAGCCTGTAATTGAATTTATTTCACCTTCAACAGACACAATTAAAGTTGTTGGGGAATACGCTGCGGAGAAAATGCAGCAGGCAAAAGAGGCATTAGATATCAATAAAGCAGTAAAGCACGCTCAATCTGGAATCGCAAAAGAGATAGACAAAGAGGGCGTAAATATTGATATTGCAAAAATATCGGATGAGGTTTACGCGAAAATGAATCACATTCTTTATGTAATTCAAGGGCTTGTTTTTCTTGATATAGATAGCGGTATAAATGTAATTCAGCCAACGAGTTTTGATGTAAAAAATCAATACGAATTGTTTGAAGAATACAAAGCTTCAGTATCGGGCGGCACGGCTGACTTTGTAAGAGAAGCGACTTTTTCCGCGTGGGTAAACTCTAGGTTCTCAACAGATTACGTAACAAGAAGAATTGGCGAAATCTGCATCCTTTATGCACCAGCTTACCTTTATACTGTAATCGAGCGCAAAGAAATGTTTTTAATGGGAACATTAAAACAAGATGACTTAATTAGGGCTACTTATGGATTCAACGCCGTGCAATTAATGTACAATCAAGACTCTAATAGTATTAACAATTCAATTGGTGAAATAATTACAAAACTAGACAGTATGCTACTTGATAGATTTGAACAAAAGATAGATTTAACTTTACCAGAAATTGACCCTAATAGTTTAGCTTAATGACAGATTTAAAAAAAGCACAGCGGATAATAGAAAAGGCACTAAAAGAGCTTAATAAAAAGCTTGGCGGCGTTGAGTCTAGTTTCAATAAATCAATAATTGATTGGATAAACAAATTCGACATATCAGGGGGTAATATATCAAACAATAAGACTAATCAAGACAGACTACTGTCGTTTCAAAAGAACCTTAAAAAATTTCTACTTGAAGCTGGCTATTCTGAAATGGTATCTAAGTTTATTGTCAACTTTGACGAGCTTCAAGACAATCAAAAAGAGCTTCAATTAACATTAAATGGGATAAAGTTAAATGATAAGTTCTTAAATCCATACAAAAAATGGGCAATAAACAACGTAATTGCAGGCATGGAAGGGCAGGGGCTAGATGTTAATTTAGTTACACCTTTGCAAAATCAGCTTTTTACGACAGTAAATCAAGGCGGTAGCCTGAAAGACTTAATCGCATCGGTCGAAGCTATGATTATAACAAACGAGGAGCGCGCTGGGTTGCTTCGTAAAAATGCAATTCAAGTAAGCAGAGACGCGCTCGGCCAATACAATGGAGTTGTAAACGAGGCGGTTAGGAGCGTTTATAATCTTGATGGAATATTGTATGTTGGCACTTTAGTAAAAGACAGTAGGCCCCAATGCGAAAGATGGGTTGACTATGAAACATACGGAATTGAGGGACTGATTCCATTTTCGGAGCTACAAAAAGAAATAGATTGGGCACTAGACAATGGAACTGGATTCATAAAAGAGACAACGCCAGAAACGTTTAATCAATTTAGAGGAGGATATAATTGCAGGCATGAAGCATACCCAGTTCGTTTATTAAATTACAAACCTAAATAAATGCAAATAAGAGCACAACACAGAACGCAAAAAAAGCCAAACGGCGAGCCTTTGCAGATGCTATTTACAGAAGAGCAGTGGCTACAAAATTGGCAACCAACAGGCCAATGGCTGCTTGTTGAAACTATTACTAATATTGCGACTTCGATTCATCCAGCACGAATAGTAGAACCCCAAAAGCCGAAAAAATTAACAATAAGTGTTAAGAATAAATGTTGCACATAATTTAAAAACAAAATTACAATATGAAACAATTAATTTTAATTAAGATTAAGACAAAAAACGGCATCGCATCTGAAAAAGAAGGCGACGACAAAACAAAGCAACTATTAGAAAAGCTGGGCATTAAAGCTTCTGTTATTAAAAAGATAGATGCTGGCGAATTAAGTGTAGACGACGCAGCTAAGGAGTACGAAGCTGGGTTCGAGCAAGCTATCACAAAACGAATACAGGCCGATGTTGAAAAGGTGAAAACGAAAGAGATTTTCGCGTCTGTTTATACAAAATTTGAAAAAACAATTTGTTCAACTTTTGGACTTGAACATGAAAATTACGCTGCTGTTGAAGAAAAAGACAGAACAAAAACAATGCTTTCTGATGCGAAAAAAGCAACCGATTTGAAGTTAGAAAACATGAAAAGCACATTCACTGGTGCGGATTCTGATAAAATAAAGATTTTAGAAAAGAAATATCAGGAACAAATCGACTCCGCAAATTCAGAAAAAGCGGCGGCGATTTTAAAGGCAGAGCAAGTAGAAAAAGACTCGAACTTAAAGCTTAAAGTATTTAAAAATGAACTTGCACTAAAAGAAGTTCAGTCAAAGTTTTTGCAAGGAATAAAGAACCCTTCTTTAGAGCAAAAACACATGGAAATTATACTTAAATCAGCAATTAGAGAAGCCGAAATTGGATTGGATACAGAGGACGACCAAGGCAGAGTTTTTGTTACAGACAAAGAAGGTAAGAGGTTAAAGTCAAAAAAATCTGTTTCGGAAAATATGACTTTAGAGGAGTTCTTGTCTGCAACATCTGAAGAGCAGGGATTTGAGAAAAAGTCAAACGGCGTTGCAGCTGGCGTTATAACTGTAATAGGAAAAACAGATGCTGCGAAAACTGACCATAAAGGCGTTAGCCCTAGGGCGATAGAATTGATGGAAAAAAAAGGTATTATACCTAAATCATAAAATACATTGTAATTAATAAATAAATAGTTATATTTGTAGCTGTAATTTCATACATAAGTCTATATGAGAGTGGGCACTTAATTTTGTGCCCATTTATTTAACTTCTCTAAGCGCAAGCTTACCCTCATTGCTGCACGACGGGCGTGCAAAATAATTTTTTACTCAAAAAAAATAGAGCAATGAATAAATTAAATTTATTTTATATTTTATTGAAATCTGAATTGTTTAAATACGATACAGAAAAAGCAAACGAATTATGTCTTGCAGATGCTTGGAAAGTGATGCAAATCGACATCATGGAAGGTGCTGAAAGAAGCAGACCAGGCGCAAATAATGGCCTACTTTCGTTTTTGGTAGACACGATGGATGTCGTTTCGCCAGGATTTGCTGTTGGTAATATACAACTTGGGCTAGATATGGGAGACGGCAAAAAGCACGTCGTTATCCGCACTTTCACGCCGCGACTTGGGGCGCAAACCGAAAATGGAATTTTTGACTTTTGCGGCGAAGGCGGCGAAGAGATTAGATACAAAGTCGATGCGGTTACAATCGACAAAGAGACAATCTCAAAAAAAATGATGATTGACCAAGAGTACATTCGGTGCATAAAAGAAGGTTCTGAAAAAGTAAAAGCAGATACAATTGCACAATTTTTGAGACTTCATTTGGATGCTTTTGGGCGACAAGTTGCAGCAGAATTTAAGAGCAAACATGTTGGTAAATTCGCAAAAAGCGGAGGCCTTGCATGTAAAGATATTCCTTTGTTGCTTTCTGGCGGCTTAGTTCCGTCTCCAATGGCAAATATCCAAATTGACGAGGACATGATGCAGGCCGAAATCGGCATTGTGCCTACATTAATCGGCGGAACTCGATTAAATGCTTATCGCAATTTGATGAAAATAGCGAGCGCAAATCTTGGAACTGACGTGTCTCTTTTTGGTCAAGAATTTGTTATCTACCGCGATACAAATTTTGAAACCGCACACCCAAATGGCTTTTACGCAATTGTTCCTGGTGCCATTAAATTAGTAACAGCAGCCTACAATAAAGGCGAATTCGCTGATACAGATGAAATGTATTTCCGAGATACAGTCATCGACCCATGGTATGGTATCGAACATGACATCTTTATTCATGTTAAAAAGTGCAAAAAACAAGGCACCGAAACAACAATTCAATTTATTACAAATTGGGCGTTGGTTGGCTATCCAGATTGCTGGAGCGAAGATGCCGATTTTAACGGCGTTAATGACGTATACTGTTATACCGCAATTTGCTCAGATGCAGGCGCGTGCGGCATGGAAAACGGAATCAGCCCTGCTGCTAACATTCCAAACGAACTCGAAGAATGTAATGCTTACGAAACTTGCGAGGTTAATTGCAGAGCATTATTTATATCTGATTGTTCCGAAAAAGCACTCTTTATTCAAACTGGGCTTACTGGAGATGTTTATGCTGTAGATATTTCGGGATTAGTTATAAACCTGCCTGCGACATACAATGCAGCTACTGCACTTGGTTCTGCTGCGCTCGTTTTAGCTATCAGAAATGCTCTTTCTGCATTTGGTGTTGTGCTTCAAGTTTCTGGATTCTTTGCAGCTGGCGCAACTACATTACATGTAGTTACAGATACGTCTGTCGCAACTTTCGGAGTTATAAGAAATGCAGGACAAACAGTTGTATTTACTCGAACAGTACAGTACTTACAGCACGTTGTAGACCAGTCCACGCCTTCTGGCAACGCGACAAGCTACACACTTAATTGGGTGCCTCCTTTTGGCGCTCCATTCTCTGGATTACCAATGGATTCAATTAACGAGGCTGGTCATTTTGGCGTTATGGGCAACTTCTACGCGCTTACAATCGAGGGCGGAATTTATGCACTTACAATACTAGACAATACAGCATGCACCAATGAATATTCTGCATCTCTATTGCCTTGCGAGGGTTTGTTATTTGACCTTGTATTAAATACATTTGCAGATACAAATGATAATGACATTAAAGATGTTGGAGAGTCTTTCTTGGCAAACATTAAGTTGAAACTTTGGAAAGGCATTGTTCAGGTTGAGCTTGTCGATGAAATTGTAACTGCTGCAGTTACTGGAATTGCTACCTTTAATCTCGAAAGTGGCGTGTACAACGTAACAGTTGACGAGACTTTCGGCGCAGCAATTGGCCGAGATATTACAACAACATTGCCTAAATTTATAAACATTTCGGTAAATGGAACAATAACTTATTCTGGATTTACAGCAAATGGACTTGTCCCAATTGGCCCAGTTATCTAATTCTTTTGTTTTTTTTGTTTTATAGTGTAATCTTGTGGGGAGTGGTGATGCGCTCCCCTTTTTTTTAAATATGATAACAAATAAAGACTTCACAAATAGACTAACCAGCAGGCTTCGACTTGCCGTTCTTTTAGTCGAATTAAACTCAAATCTTGACATTAAATTAGCGTCAGGGCTAAAGGGTAATAAAGACAAATTAAAGAATCTTGATGGCGTTTACATTGGACTCAATAACGCGCTTTCAAATGGTCGTTCGGACTTCTTTTCTGCAAAAATAAAAAGAGCAATATCCAGAACAATGCTCTGTACTTCTTTCCCTAAAGAAATAGTATTAAAAGAATGCGTTTTGGGATTAAAATTAATAACAAAAAAAGAAAAAAACAATGGCAATAACGACAAATAAAAAGATATTAAAAACAGCAAATGCAGGCATTCCAAATGCTTACGTCCCAGCAGTTCTGCCAACAATTACACCAAAAATTCGCGGCCAATGGGATGTGCAATTTCCTTGTTTGAACATAGAAAATGCGAGCGAATTAACCGCGCTTGCAAACATACTCGTAGCCCTGCAAGCGGAACTTACGACTGTACTTTACGACATGATTTTGCATTTCGATACTGCGGATAATTTCACAGTAAATGTAATTGTTACTAAGATTGAGAGAACAAGAATAGTCGAAAATGACTTAAAGCCAGGCGCTGATTATTTCAAAATTTACATGAATTACGAATATAGTTAAAAATATGTTTATATCAAATCCTCCGCTTTGTTTGCAGCACTTTATAACATTAAAAGATGGCTGCTACTGCGATTCTTCTGGATTGCACATTGAAACGCCTGTGCCAAAAAGCGGGTTTTATCTTGAAACATTGAATGGGATTACCGTAGAAAACATATCAGATATTACAAATGAAGCGAATAAAACAGCAACTAATTTAGTTAGTCAATCTGTTTATTTTGCTTCATTTTTAGTTGAAAGACAGTTGCTTTCGATGTTAAATGCAGAAGGCCTTAATCTTAATAAGATTGGTGCAAATAGAGAGTATTGCAGTGTTTCTAACAATTATTCACTTCCTGCAGCTGGTGTAGATAAAGGAATAAGGATAAGTAGAGCCGCGATAAACTCAACCCAATCAAGAATTTACGTAAGCAACATAAAGATAAAATCTAAAACAGCAGGCCAAACAACGTTAAAAATTGAAGACATAAACGGAGTCGTATTGTGGTCTAAAGTTGTTCAATTATTGCAAGACGTTTTAATGCAATTTGAAGTAAACCAAAGCTTTGAGGCTGAAATTATATTCATCTTAGCCGATGCCTCTAATGTTGGATTGTACGAATTTAATTGCCATGGCCCTGCTGGTTGTTGTGGCGACGCAATAATTGGCAGAAAAGAGATTTCAATTATGGGATTTGATGGCATGCAGAATAGTTTTACAGGCTATCTTGGTGCATGTATTCGCTTAGATTGTACAGATAAAGACATTATTTGTAGATTTAAAGACAGGTTAGCACTTGCAATTCTATATCAAACAGGTGTAGAGATTTTAAAAGAATGGCTTAGCCCTTCAAGTCGAATAAATATCATTAAAATATCTGGGAAAGAGTGGGCAGGCGAAACAATTACAGAGTGGCTGGCCATTGTTGGAGATTTAATTAAAGCGGAAACAAAGAATATCGCTTCAATGATTAGGCAAGATAAATACTGTTACGAATGTAATAATACACTAAAATCATTCACAAAATTACCTTCCTGATGAATGCTTTAATAGAAAGATTGAGACTACTAGAAGCTGCTATTTTAAGCTCAGAAACGCAAAGAAGAATAAGTATTGCGGCATCGATAGCGGTTTTATCTGCAATGAAAAGAAGAATATTTAATGATGGGCTTGCGACAGATGGCAGTAAAATTGGCACTTATTCGACAGATTCTTTTTATAAAAATCCAAATTCGTTACTTGGGGTGCCAAAAGGCGGAGTAAAACCGCAGGGTAAAAATGGCCTTGCTATTTTCAAAAATGGGAAGCAAAAAAAAACGAAGTACCTTGCATCTGGGTATAAAGAATTAAGAGAATTGGTTGGCAGGCAAAGCGATTACGTTGATTTAAGTTTTTCGGGTAGCATGCAACAATCTTTGCAGTTTGGCATCAGAAATAATGATGCTGTTGTTGGCTTTACGAATCAAGAAAGTGCTGACGTGATGGCTCAAAACGAAGAAAGATTTGGATTAGAAATACAAGAAACATCGGAAAGCGAGTCGGAATTAGGCATAAATGCAGCAAGAAATGAATTACTATTCATAATAGAACAATTTTAATATGATTGAGGATATAGGCAAAGATATAATAAGCCAAATAGAGATAAAGCTATCGGATATTTATGGTCGGAAAATAAAAGGCTTTGGTGTTGGCCATAAAGATGTAGATGGGAAAATAGTTGTGGGGCAGGTTGAGAAAAATTACATTGGCATAACTGACAATATCGGTTCATTTTTTTACATTAGATACACCGCGCAAAATGTTGTTAGAGTCGCATTGTCTGGCTTGGAATCGGTTGGAGCGTGTGCATCAAATATTTTCAGCTTTCCGTTAAGAATTGTACTTATAAACGATATGTGTAATGACTACGAAAGTGTTTCAAATGCGCTGATTTCTGCTGTAAATTCTATAAAAATAAATAAGCAATACCCAAGCGGCGCAATATCGCCTCGCGTGGCTATTAAGACTTTTAATATGTCTTCTTTTGATGTATTTGCAGAAGAAACTGGGTTAGATAAAAGTCAATTTTTAAGCAGCGCAATTCATGTTTGTAGCTTAGATTTTGACCTAAAATTTAAACAAAAAAATAACTATTGCAAACAAATAAAACTTTGTTAAATGGAAAATATAATAGGAATAGTTAAGTTACAAAATGGAAATGTAAGACTTTACGCGGAAGATGGAAAGTCTTTTACAACAGTAGAAGCTGGCGCAAAACTTGTAATTACGCAAGACAATAAATCGATACAATTGAGGCAACAAAACCAAGCACATGAATATTTAAAACATAAAGACATCCAATACACTCAAATATTGCCAGCTGCGCAGGTCGCATTTGACCCAAATTCAGCTGATATTTTTGCATTAAAGGATTTTCTTGATGTGAATTTTTTTTTTGAGGTAACTGGTGGCGGCGGGGGCTCGGTCGCTGGAGCTGAAAACGGTTTGTATGTTTCGGGCGGAAATGTAAGACTTGGAGGTGCGTTATTAGAAGATACAGTTGTAGTTGAAAACGGATTTGATTTCGTTCAAGTTAGAACCAAAACAATTGCAACAGCGGATGTAACAACAGCGCACAGGTCTAGGATTGCTAATCCTTTTGTTTTGCAGGGGTGGACTGAAAATTCGCTAGTGCGCTCTATGTTTGTTGAAGATGCGAGTGCTAGCGCTGCAACAGTCGGCGTTGCAGGCAATAATACAGAGCAAGTGGCTGCTTTTTTGCGCGCAGGGAACGCGGCTGGCTCTATTCAATCGTATATTATTGTGCAGCCCCAAGAAATTTCGCAAACAATTTGGAGGTTTGGTGTAATTTCATCTCGAAATACGGTTTCAGGAGCGCAGCATTTATTGGATTATAAAACTCAAATACAGACAATACAGCCCGAAGTCGGTAGCGTTGTTCAAGTTACTAGATATTCGATAGAAGTAGACATTGCAACCGTTACAGCAAACCAAATTTTGGCAACTATCGCAATGGAAGCAAATTGTCAATACAGCGTCGAGGCTGTCATAAATTTCAGGAGAACAAATCTTTTGGGCGCGGGCGGTGCTCGTTTTTTTGGAGGCGCAAGTAGGTCGTCAGCTTTTGGGAATACGCTTTATTCTAATAATCCAAACGTCGTTGTTCTTGAAAACGTAACAGGAAATCCCTCTTTTGGGCATAATATAGTTGCAACAGATTACAATATCTTAGTGTCTAATTCGAGTGCGATAAAGACAAGATACAGCGTAGTAATTACAATTACAAAAACAATCATAACAGACACATTCTAATGCCATCAACAAACGAATATTACTACGTATTGCCAGAAGAAATGTCAATTGGCGCAAATACAGACGACTTATTAGTGTCAGCTAATTACTTGCGAATTACGGCAACTTCAAGTTTTGAACTAACTGGAATACAGGCACCAGTTGAAGACTCGCACGCTTGCGTTTTTCGGCTCAAAAATGATGCTGCTTCGGGTTCTGGATTAAATATTACGCTAAAGCAAGACACCACAAGCGCGGCTGGTAATAGATTTTTTATGCTCACAGGAGCGGACGTTATTTTAGCTCCGCAGCAATACGCGATTTTCAATGTGGTCACAAAAGGCTTTGTTTGCTCTCAAATTATTACATAAAAATGGAATTAGTAGTAATAACGGCGGTGTCTGTATTTGTTTGGTTTTTCGCTTTATCTTGGTATATTGTAACCGATTTTATTGAAAGCAGATACTCCAACCGATGGTTTATTGAGTTCCAAAAATTGAGTAAAGAAAACCAAGAATTAAAAGAAAAACTGAAAAGATATGAAAAATAAAACAAAGCGATTTATCGCATTTTCGCTGCTTCATTTTTTTTTAAATGGGATGATATTTACAACAATATTCGTATCTTTAGAGAGTGATTTAAAGATTTCCGTATTCGTAAAAGAAGAAAAAAAATAATCAATGGACTGCTGTAAATGTTGCGATAATACTAAAGAACTTGGATGTATATTGCCCTGCGGCATACAGGTTGTCACAGGCGCGGTTTGCCCTATCGGAATGCAGGGTGAATGGACTTTATTTATAAAGTTTGCAAGGATAAACTACAGCTATAAAAACACATTTATAGTTGGGCAAGAAATTAATTTTAGTGTTGGATGTCTCGATGCGTATTATAAATATTCTGCATATATCTTGAATGCAGACAAACAAAGCGTTATCTTTGAGATAGAAGGCAATTTATTCGATTGCTTTACTTTTAAAACACAGCCCGAATCTTTATTGGGGCTTAATCTTTTCGCAACGTCTGTAATTTATTAAAATGGAAAACCTAATATTTTTATCTTTAATGGCAATCTTTATTAGTTGCCTTGCAAAGTTTTTGCACTATTGCGTTGGTGAGCCAAAGTTTTCTGATGATAACTTAGAGATTAAATCTATGCGAATTTTTGGGTTTTACGGACGTTGGGTTATGCGAAATTTTGCAGCTGCCTACGAGAGAGAAAGCGAAAGATTATCCAAGCTAATGGATGTCGTTACCGCAAGATTCCCAAAAAACAACTGCGCCCCACAAAGCGAATACGATAAAGTATTGGCAGCAAGAAGGGGAAATATTTGGCAAGCTTTAGGTGCATGTCCAGTGTGTTTTTGCACTTGGGTAGCGATATTTTCTTGGGCTATTGTTTTGTTTGTATTTAGCCTTTCGTTTTTTTGGATAATAATTTGTGTTCCATTTTCGGTAATCACATTCTCTAAATTATAGCACGCTAAAAGTGCAACTATAAAAAAAGCCCTCGATTGTGAGGGCTTTTTTTTATCTATTTTTAAGTGTCTCTATTTGAGTTAAATTGGCAGACTCTGCAATTGCTTCAAGGCTTTGATAGTACGCTTGCGCAAGTGCTACATAAGTCCTTATCATTTCAAAATGCTCATCAGCGCAATCGACAATACAGATTCTACATCTGTCTTTAATGTCAGGGAATTTACCCTCAAAGTCGAACATATTTTCAATATTTCTGACGAAATGTGGCGATATTTCACTATCCCAAGAATTTCCCAAATCTACCCACATCCTTTTTATCTCTTTTTGGACAATCAAAGTAGGCGGGTTCATTAAAACTCTAATAACTGCACCTTTGTTTATCTTACAGTCTTCAAGTTCGTTTAATAACATCGCATAGCCCCTGATTTGCCACTCATAAATCGGGAGGTCTTTATCTTCATCGAAGATTTTTAATCCGCTTGGCTGCCAAACGTTTTTTTGGTCAAAAACAAAATTACGAACCTTCCAGTCGTACCCGTTTGTTTTAATAAAGCTATTTTCTAATTTCTTAGGTTTAGCTTTTGTGGCAAACTTGTATCCAAGCATTTTGCCGACCTGCTCAATGCTCTTTTGCTCGCAAATGTTTCCCTTTTCAGTATACTTATTTTGAAAGGAAGTTTGAAACTCGAAGCGGTCTTTCATAAACTCATCTTCAATATACGACTTTGCGCCTTTAGATAATTGGGGCGTTGCTATCGTATTTTTTTTAGCAACAAGCTCAAAGCACCGCGCTTGCTGCTTTTCGGTGAGCTTTTCAGACGTCCCGAGTTTCAATAATTCCTTTTCTTGCGTATCCGTCAAAGTTGGCGCGGCAATAGAAACCGCGCCAACCATAATCCTGCCAAAAGAAGAGCAGCGGAATTTTTTTAACTCACCCATTGCCCAGTTTTTAGGAACTCAACTTGCTCTGGAAACAAGTCGTAAATGTCTTCTATGTTTTCCAAAGAAGTGTTACCAGCTTCGATTTCGAGCCTAGCCTCCAAGATTTCTGATTCCGAAATGAGCTGCTTCGATGCGCTCTCCTGGACCTTTTCGTTATCTACGTAGCTATACTCGTCGCCATCAATAACTGCTTGGTCTGCAAGATGCGCAGTAGACATTTCTATAGACAAGATACCCCATTTCGACAGTATAGACTTCACCGCCGTCTTCATTGCCATTGCATCGAAATCGGTCTGCCATGGGCCATTATTGAAGGTTTTTGAAAACCGCTGCGCATGCGCTGTCACTCTGGCCTTAGACCAATAATCGACTTTTTCAAAGCCGTTTTTTAGTCTAAAATAAGTCGCATAGCCAGCAATTTCACCTTCAGCTGGTTTTGAAAAATCAATTATGATTTCTTCTGTAAGCGTATTAAAAGATATGAACTGATTTGCATGTACTTTACAAACGTTCAATTTTACGTACTCGCCAGTCCTGTGCGCGAGCTGCACAAAGCCCTTCCAGCCAATCTGAAACTGCGCTTGCACTAGGCCTTTTTGCCTGTAAGGTACAATCCACGCAAAACCTAACTCTTTGCTAATTGGTAGGTCGAGCGCGGCCGCTGTCATTGCTGCTGCGTAGATGCTTTTTGGGTCGCAGGTTGACAACATTTCGTTGTTTACTGTAATTTGAAGTAGAGCAGCAATGAACGCGTTTGTCTTTTTGCCCAACAGCTCTTCAAATTTTTGCTTAACATCTTCTCTGTTAAAAAAAGATTTGAGCGGGTTTTTTTCAGTCATTTTTTTCTGTTTTTTGTTTACGATAACATAAAAGTAAGGGTATAAATATGTATTTGCAAGTTATTTGCATAAATATTGTAAATAAAATACAGCACACTATATATTTGTTTTAAAATTTACGTTATTTGTACTTGCAAAGCAGATTTTGCAATTTACAATAAGCGAAACTGCAATTTTTTAACTAAAAAAACATAAAAAAAATGACTACAGCGTACATTTTGTTAGAAAGTAAAGACGGGGAAGAATTTGAGGTCGTCGTTAGCGCGCATGTTGACGCGCATGAGGAAGTGAGTGACATTACTTACTTACTGCCTGGTCTGGTAGAAACAGACGCTACTGCGCTGTCTTTGCTTTGTGTGCGATGTTCTGCATCGCGGATTGAGGCGTGCGCGGTGCGCGAGCTGCGAGAGCAAGCAGCTTGTGATTACGAAAGTTATTTAGATTGCGATTACGAAAGCTAGTTCTATAATTAAAATTTCGGGGCGCAGCATCCGCACAACTGCTAAAAAAACAACAATATGACAACGAATGATAAAATCGCAGCGTTCGAGCTGCTAATAGAAAAAATGAAGGAATCTCCATGCAGCGGCATGTGCAAATCACTAATGTCGCTTGGGGTTTATGGGAAAATTGAAACTGACGCGGTTGTTTATGTCGCAGGTGTAATAAAAGATGAGCTTAAAAAGTTAAAAAAGCGGACGGACGGTTTTTTGTTTACACCATACAGTATTCCGCCGCGCGTCGCATGGTGCAAGGCGCAAATCGCTGCATTAAAAGCTTAGATAAATATTTTTGAAAGTATTTTTAAAATACTTTGCTAAATGTTTGCAGGTTTCAAATATGTTGCGTACCTTTGTAACAACAAATAGGGAAAATATTTTAAATCAGGGTAGAACATACACTACTCTACAAAAACAAAAACAATGACAACTTCAACAATCAAAACTTCAACAATCGCAAGTATTTTAAGATTTGAAATCAAAGGCGAAACCGTAATAGCGGTTTTTGAAAGCGAACAAACTTGCAACGAGTACATTACAGCCCACTCACCGATGCAAAATACAGAAAATTGGTACGACAAAGTCGGGCTTGCCGACTTCACAAAAAGCGGCTGCCAAATCACAGGCAGAAGCTTGTACCACACAAGCGAAACGATTGTAAAAATATTTGAAGCGGGCCTAAAACTGTAAGCCCACCACCGCGCAAACGGTTTAATTCAGGTTCGATTCCTGAATGCGCACTAAAATTTATAACACAGAGTAGCGTAGCTGCTCTATAAAACTACACACCATGAAAAGTTGCAAAAGCTACAAAAGACCAAGTTACAAAAGCTACCAAACACCAACGGTTAAAATCAAAAACCTCGCAGCGCAAGGTACGCGCAGCGAAGAGATAATGTTTTTTAAAGTGCACACTGGATTCGACCACTGCACAGTGGAGGCGGCATTTGCATCGAAAGATGCTATGGCTGCATACATTGCCAAATTTGCAGTAGTAACAGACTGTAAAAAAGCATGGTCTCAGGAAGTTGGCTTGGCGCAATTTACAATAAACAAAACAAACAGAATGACTGCGACGAGCAGCAAAAAATTCCACAACGTTGACCAACTTGTAAAAATGTTTAAAAACGGCCTCTCAGAGGTCACACCTTGGTGGTAACAAAACAGAGTAGGCACGTAAACCAGCCCATTTAACAAATTTTTCTAACAAGTGCAACGGCGGCGCCCGAACTGTTGCAAAGGATTTCAGGGCTGTAAAATTATGTTATTAAATATAAGCAACCACCCCAGCTCGGCTTGGTCAATCAATCAAAAACAAACTGCCGAAACCTTATACGGCAGCGTTATTGACATGCCATTCCCAAACATCCCCTCGCAGTATAGCACAAAGGAAGTCGCTACATTAGTAGCAGAGTACAAAGAAAAAGTACTCGTACTGGCCCCACAAGCCGTACACCTCATGGGCGAAATGACCTTCACTTGCGCATTAGTGCAAGCCCTTCAAAAAGAAGAGGTAGATTGCATCGCAAGTACCTCCGAAAGAATGGTTGTAGACGAAGGAGATGGTAAAAAAACCGTAATATTTAACTTCGTACGCTTTCGCGAATACTGCGATTAAAGCTCACAACCACACCCCCACAAGCATTTTGCCTGTGGGGCTTTTCCACGTTTAAAAAAACTACAACAATGAAAAAATTAGAAAAAATCGCGGCATTTGAGCTACTGCGCGAACGCCTGCCTGATTACTTCGCGCGGGGTGAATATGGCATGTGCCCTGTATTATTCGAGATGTTCGATGGCGGCGAAATCACAGAGAAGCAATACGATTTTATTTCGGAAATTATAGAAACCGAGATGAAAATATTGGGCAAATCTAGTAATTTCGGCTTTCTATTCCCTGCACGCAAACTCGCGCCGCGCATCGCTTGGATAGACGAGCAAATTCAACAACTCAAAAAAGAGAATCGCGGCGGCGCGCGCACTGGAGCAGGCAGGCCAAAAGAAGTATCGACAAAAACGATGAGCTTTCGCGTCAATGCAGGCCATGTAGCCTACTTGAAGCCAGCGATAAATGCGCTAATAAATGCGCATATTGCTAAGTTTGGCTCGGCAAAAATAGATAGAAAATGAACGTCGTAAGCTTGTTCAATGGCATGGGAACGATACGCCAGGCGTTCCACGATTTAGGGATAATAGTAGAAAAATACTACTCTTGCGAAATCAAATCTTCTGCCATAAAGCTACAACAGCATCACTTTCCTGATGTGATACAGGTTGGAGATATTCTAAATTGGCGAAACTGGGATTTGGATTGGCAAACTATTGATTTTATAGGGAGTGGAAGCCCTTGTCAAGATTTGAGTGCAGCTGGTAAGCGCGCAGGAATTAATGGGAGCAAAAGTAGTTTGTTTTTTGTGTTTGTAGAAATACTAAATCACATTAAAACGCTAAATCCAAACGTTATTTTTCTGCAAGAAAACGTTGGAAGTGCTTCTAAAAATGATGTTGGAATTATGAGCAGAGCACTTGGAGTTTACCCAGTGCGCATAAATAGCAGCGTGCTTACTGCGCAATTAAGAGACCGATATTATTGGACAAACATTAGAACAAAAGAAACGATGTTCGATGTTGTTACAGATATTCCGCAGCCGAAAAACTTAGGCATAAAATTAAACAATATTTTAACAAGTGGTAAAACTGATGCTGAAAAACACACTTGTTTAAACACTGGAAGCGGAAATAGTGGAACGCAAAGATATTTGATACACAGAAACAAAACTACTGGAATGATTACGCTAATTGAAGATGAAGGGCAATTTAGGACTTGCAATAAAATTGAAATGTGCAGGTTGCAGGGCTTCGGCGATAATTATTGTGATACATTAACAACAACACAAGCAGGAAACCTGCTTGGAGACGGCTGGACTTTGCCAATAATAAAACATATTCTTTCATTTATAAAATAATTTTATGGAACAAAATGAACTGCAAATGATTGAAACTCACGAACATTCGCAAAAAAACACAAAGACCTGCGGCAGCTGCGCGCACCGCGAACGCCACCAGTGCGGAGGTCGAATTATTCAATATTGCGGTGTACGCAAGAGTAATAGAACCGAGAACGGGCAATTGAAAATACTATGCAAGACAGTAAGCTGTTTTGCGTACAAATCCGAGCAAGAGTAATACACTTTTAGTCTTGCGTTTTATCATATATTCCCCCACTCCTGCAGCCTAAAACAACTTATTTTAAAAGTATTTTAAAAATACTTTGCTAAATGTTTGCAGGTTTCAAATGTATGTTGTACCTTTGTAACAACAAGAAGGGAAAGTATTATAAATTTCAAAAAACAAAACCATGAAAATCTTCACAACAGAGCAAATCGAAAATAGAAACAAAATTATTGAACTCATCGAAACTGGTGAGGCATTGAATCTTGAACTTGCAGAGCAGCTTTGCGAAGGACAAGGTTTTGATTTTGAAGAATTATTTCATGAAGCGTGCGGCGAACTCTTAGAGCTCGCAAATCTACCTGCAAACGCAGAAGGTATCGCTGCTTTGAAAGAACTGGAGCTACTAGACCTTTCTAACAAAAACCTAAAAACCCTACCAAAGGGCTTGGGGTTACTAACCTATCTTGACAGAATTTCAGTGAGCGGCAATCAACTCACTGACTTAACTGAAATTAGCAAGATTACAACATTAAGAGTGTTGTACTGTAGTAACAATAAAATCACGGAGCTACCAGAGAGTTTGTCGCAGCTTGAAAACCTAGAAAAAATTCTTTGCAGCAACAATAAAATCACGGAGCTCAGCGAGTCTCTATGTAAGTTGTTGATTGAATTAAACTGTAGTAACAACCAAATCACTGCGTTTCCAGATGCTTTTTATAGCATCCGCAAGCGTACATTTTCAGGCAACAATTAAACTTAACACCCCAAAAAAAAATACACCATGAAAATCTAATCAGCCGACACGCGGCAAACAAGAGTCTTCCCTACACTAAAAATAGTAGACTTCTTGGTGTGTTGGCACAAAAATTAGGGGCTTTTTATATTATTTTTTCTTATGGAATTTCTGTAAATTCTTGCAGTCCGCATTGCGGCCACCATCTCGCATTTTTGGAGTTATGGGGGATTGGCTCGAATTAGAAATTACAATACAAAGCTAAAGTGCTGCACGCGTCGAATGTAGCACGCCACCCAAATCTGGAATGGTAGGAGTTGTTCTCCATATAGCTTTAGCAAAATAGGGATATTTTGCACGAGAAAAAATGGTCTAAAAAGCAGGCGAAACTAAAACTAATCTCGACGAAAAGAGCGCGCACCGCTCGACTTAATTTAAAATTATGCTGACAGAAAGTTCTGCATAAAATAACATTAACTCTGCTGCGCGTGCTCTTTTTATACATTTTCACAACCTTAAAAACTACAACTATGCAAGATTTACTAAAAGTTGCTGCCTTGCAGCTTGCGATAAGAGTGGACCATAAATTACGCGCAAAATTTGCAGGATTCTGCTTCCATTTTGGGTGCCTTGTGTTAAAATGCAACACTGGCAAGTGCCTTGCAGCATTAGAAAACAGGGATGAAGAATGGCTGAATCCCCTGAAAGATTTTTTCAAGGCGCGATATCACGTCGAGCACCTCTACATCGCCGCAGTAAGATTTTCGGAGCAGGATGGTATGCACGAGGG